GAGGAGACAAGTCAATTATGTTATCACCTCACTCTCAAATAAATGCCACTTTACACATTTTACAACAAAAGAAGTAAGAAAGAATTTACTGAAATGATGACCATTTCAGAAATGGAATCTTATTTAAAAAAGAACAAGCACATATCACAGCGTATTACAGGTATCAATATTGTTGCTGGTGTGTCGGGTATGAGTTATAGAAGTGACGGTGGTTGGAACGAAGTAAAATCAAAAATAGCAGAAGCTCATCCAACAAGTCCATTTGGTAGAGCAAATCGGAGAAGGGGGATCAAGGAAGTTAAGACCGAACAAGTGGTCAAAAAACACCTTGCTAGACAGCGTGCAAAAAATAAATAATATAGACATAGAACAAAGCGAGCAACTGAACAACAACGGCCGTATGCCTGAGTCTAATAAGTCAATCCGCTTATTGTTCAAATCATTAATAGGCAGAGTTTTCTGCTTGAGGATTCTGCCTATAATATTTGCAGGATTATTAGTATCTGGTTGTATAGGCGAAACATTATTTACAATCGGGCCTGTTCAATATAAACAATCAGATGTTATAACCACACCATACAAACTATATCAATTACAAACTAAAGCAAAGGAGAAAAAGAATGAGCAATGATATACCAGATTTTATGCGTGAGTTTGATACCGATGTAGATTATGGTTTCACACCAGTAAGCAAGAAACCTGCTGAAGATACAAAAGAACCAGCAGTAGATAATTTAGAAATTGCAAAAATTAAATCAGATGTATCTAGCATTAAGTCATCAATGAATGAGATAATGCAGATCGTAGCAGAGAAAGACTCTATTACAAAAGAAGTAGAAAACGCAGATACACAAAAACGATTTAAAGAAATTGAAAAGATTATGTTACCATTTTTATATAATCTTTCAAAGTCTAACGAACCTTATATACATTGGCCTAATAGAGGACCAATCATTAAGGGACAGATAGACAAATTAATGAAACTAACAAGGGGGTAATATGTTAGAAATCAAGGCACATCATAAAGAACTAAAGAGAGCCGTGAATGAGGTTGAACAAAAGAGATCACAAGACAGATCAAATAAATTATGGTATGACATAAGAACCTTAAAGAAAATCAAACTAATGGCAAAGGATAAACTAAATGCAACTAAGCAAAAACTTTTCGCTTAAAGAACTAACTGCTTCACAAACAGCAGATAGACATGGTATTAGTAATAACCCTAGCGAAGATCATATGGATAACTTAAAGAGGCTATGTGATAATGTTCTACAAAAAGTAAGAGATCATTATGGCAAAGTGGTATCCGTATCATCAGGATATAGATCACCTGAACTATGTGTAAAAATAGGATCAAGTGCGAAGTCACAGCATGCCAAAGGCCAAGCCGCGGATTTTGAAATCTTCGGAGTGCCGAACGCTGAACTAGCAAAATATATAATTGATCACCTAGACTTTGACCAGCTGATATTAGAGTTTCACAATCCAGAGGAACCTAACAGCGGGTGGATACATTGTTCATACAAGAATCCTGACGAAAACAGAAAACAAGTATTAAGAGCATACAGAAATGATGATGGTAAGACGGTCTATGAACCGTATGACCCTAGTTGAGCTGTTGAGCGTCTTAATGATGAAAGTAAAAGAGAGCAAGATCAGATTATACAAATGTATATGACGAAAGGCACCTAGTGAAATACACTATTGTTATGTTAATTGATTTTATAGGTCACCCTAAATTGGGTGACCACTATACGAACACTAGGCGATATTCAGAATTGCTCAAGTTTGCCACGAGTAGTGGCCTTGATAGAGATAATATTATTTTTGTATCAAATCAAAAAGGCGATATGTTGTCAGAAACTTTAGGTATGTTAAAGACAGCAGGATTTGATATAGTCTATTCAAACAATGACGAACCAATTTTAGAAATCTTATCTAAAATAAAAGATGTAAAAGATTGGGATATAAGAGAATACAATACACAGGCCATCATAGGTGGTTGTAATCTAGGTGGCTGTGTAATAAACGCAAAACAAATGAGTGCTGTTCATTGGCACTTAAAAGGTTACAAGACTACAATACATTTACCATTATGTGCAGAATACGAACAACCAGGTGTAAATGCTGTTGAGAAAGTCTATCGTAGTATAGAACAATTAAATCACTTCACAAAAGAATATAAGGCATATGGTATTGAATATTGTAATGATTTTCATAGACTTCATATGACATTTAAGGGTGCTTGACAGACCTTGTAATTTATGATATAATGAATATATAATAATTAACGGAAGGTATATTATGGCTTTTAATTATGTAAAACGAGATGAATCAAAACTACCTAAAAATTTAGGTGTGAAAGGTAAGAACAAAGATGGTATAAGATATTATACTATCAATGGCAAAAATATGCCTTCTGTAACCAGTATATTAGGCGCGATTCCCGAAAGAAAACAAAAGATACAAGCATGGCGTGAAGCCGTGGGTGAGAAGATGGCGAACTACATATCAGCGTCTGCTGTAAGTAGAGGTAAATCACTTCACACATTAATAGAAAATCATTTAAAAAACGAAGATAGTAAGTCAATGGGTATTACGGCTATTGAACCTCTAGGTATGTTTAGAATTATACAACCATATCTAAATCGTATAGACAATATTCATGGTGTAGAGGAATATCTGTATTCAGATGAGATAGGTGTTGCTGGGCAATGTGATTGTATTGCAGAATATAAAGGCAAGTTATCAATCATAGACTTCAAGTCATCATCAAAACAAAGAGATGAAGACTACAATTATGCTAATTTCTTACAAACATCTGCCTATGCAAAAATGTATGAGGAGATATTCCCGAAATACAAAATAGAGCAGACCGTAGTATTGACTGCCTGTGCAGATGGCTTTGTGCAAGAGTGGATTCATGGCAAAGAGAAATTTTCTGCTCACCAAGAGCTGTTTTATAAGCACACTAAAGATTTTTTAGATAAATTGAAGATAAATAGTTAGCACAGAAAGCTGACTATTAATGAAAAAAATACTACTAACGATTTTAACACTTTTATTTACAAGTGTTGCATATGCCGAACACGAAGCAGACATGAGAATGTATTACTTTGCTCAAGTGCCTGCTCTATGTTCAACACCTGCTGTGATTGATAACTACTTAAATCACTTTGATTTTGAGCCGTATCACCTATCACTAGGCAGAGAAGGTATGGAACCAGAAGGCACACCAGTTTATATGGTGACTTATTATGTAAGTAAAAGTATGGAACAATCGGCCACTACTATTGATGTGCCGAGTCAAGCAGAGAGATGTATATTATTTCACTCTTTTGATTTGACAAAACCATCGCTAAACACGAACTAAAGGAAGACAATGAAATATATAATGGTAATCCTATGTGCCCTAGTATTAACTGCTTGTAGCATAAAAGAACCTAGAATTTCAGTCGGCAAGAAATGTGCTGTTAAGGAAGACAAAGTTGTTTATTCATATGTATGGTTATATGATAAAGAAGTTGGCTTACCAGCAGACAAGCAATCTTGTGACGCAATGAAGTAGTGCTTGACAAATAGTCAAAGTGTGATATAATATATTAATAAAGTGAGGTAAATTATGTCCGAAGATACAAAAGAAACAGATAAGACCTGGGAGAATGAATCTAGCAGAGATTTAAGTCCTATGGTTCGTATATCAGTAAAAGAATATGACGAGTTAAGAGATAGGGCAAAGTATATAACTGACCCTAGTTTAATTTCATTAATAGATAAGTTAGAGTTTTTTGTAAAAGAGTTGCGAAAACATATTGTTAGAAAACTATAATGTTAATGAACTCAAAGAAGTTTGGCCTTATCATTGAAGGTATTGTAAAAGAGAAGAAGATACCTTATATGGATGCCGTATTGCAATATTGTGATGACAATGATATTGATACAGCAAGAATAGGACCACTAATCAATAAATCACTAAAAGAGAAGATAAAAATTGAGGCAGAAAAACTGAACTTGGTTGAGAAATCAAGCACAGCAGTTTTACCTATATGACAAGTTATGAAGTATATAATCTATATCTTTCTATTAAGCTACATTTCACTTCCGATACTTATGATTATTTTAAGCATAATGCCAAAGTAAATAGTAGTATGAATACCTTTTTAAAACGAAACGATAGATTCTTTTTTCACAAGTTAAATACTAAATATACAAAGGAAGAGATAATAGACTATTTTATATCTAATTTCTTTGCAAGTAGCAAGACATGGATAGGTAATCTAATAAGAGCAGATGGCGAAACCACTTACAACAAGTTTAAAAAGTATCAACAATCATTTAAGTATAGTTTTAGGAACGATTGCGTATCTGTTAATAATGATGTTGTTTCTAATAATATTCACTTTGATGATATGTTCAGCGTGGTTGATGGACAACATCCTAGATTGCTACGACTACTTCTTTCAGAAAAGATCGCCATACAATCGTTCATCATTTTTGATCAGATTCTATCTTTCAGCAAGAGATGGGATAAACAAATTAAAGAAACGATTATCTGGCCCGAAAAGTCCTTCAAACTCAAAAAACTAAAACCATTTATTAGATTTAATAATACAGAAGCAAAGTTTATTATGAGAGAGGTGTTTGCATGAGTGAACAAAAACTAACCGAAGAACAAGTAAGAGAAGAATATAGGCAACAGCGTAAAGATAAGACCTTTGCACAATGTTGGCCTGCTAATAATGATAGTTTCTATGAATGGTGTTCACAATACCTAGACTATCAACACATAACAAAAAAGAATAGAAAAAAGAATGTCTGAATACAACGCTAGTTATAGAAGAATTTTTATTATAGGTAATGGTGAAAGTCGTAAGGACTTTGACTTGACTCTGTTGAGAAAGCATGGTAAGATATATGCTTGCAATGCCTATTATAGAGATAACCCATTGCCAGATGTTCTTGTTGCAGTAGATAGCACAATGACACACGAGATATATCATCAAGGCATTGCTCATAAGATACCTTGTTATTTTAGAGAGTGGACTAAATGTCCTAACTTCATGTATCAAACTATGAAACAAGGGTTTCTATCTACACAAGGCAAAGACAAAGAGGAC